ATGAGTTTTGATATTAAGGAATTAAACAGTGTCAACCAATGGATTGAACAGTTTGATCTGGTTGATAGATATGCAGCTGAGTTACTTTTACAGTCACTTAATTACGTTAGCCTGGAGAGCTTTGAAAAAACAATTCTAGAAAAAGTGGAAGGGTTGGTCAATGAGTTACAAATAAATAATAACACATCCATTGCAATTTTCCCCATTAGAAAGAACACGGGAAATAAATTCAATAAAAGCAAAGAATATAAAGCGGCTAATGATAGCTCGGGTAGGATTGGACATATTCTAAAAAATTTAGAAAGGAAGCTTCAAGGAAAGGTCGAAATCTCCCCGAGGGTTATTTCGATGTCGCAAAGCAAAGTCAGAAATATTATTTATGTAGATGATATTATTGGGTCAGGAAACAGATTTTTAAAATTCTGGAGAAATGATGTATCGAAGTCAATAAAGAGTTGGGTTTCCGGAGGTTATTGCAAAGTTTGGATTGTTAGTCATACTGTTCATCAAGGAGGACTGACTAAGCTAACAAATAATTTAAAGGCAATTGATTCATCTAGAGTTGTCTATGGTAATCTAATAAAAAAGTCATCTTTGTTAAGTAATGTTACTTTGAAAGATTTACTAATTAAGTATGGCGCTAGAACTAATAAGCCAGACGCGGCTTTAGGTTACAATGGAGATTGTTCCCCAGTAATATTTCAGTATGGCTGCCCAAATAACGCGCCTGCAATACTTTGGGCAACTGGCAATCCAAAAGTTAATGCGGCTGGCATAACTATTGGTCGCTGGAATGCGATTTTTAGCGAGCGTTCAATTGATAGTTCATTATATAAATTATTTAATGGTGACCTTTTTTATAAAACATATCCTGAGCTATTATGGAATGCAGGGCAATATAAGTTGGCTTTTTCATTTTGTGAAAATCTTGATGCTTCTAATGATACTAAGGTATATATACTAATATTAGCCTTGATATCTAAAGGCTATAGTCTTGAGAAGGTTAAGAGCGTTTTTGCACCAATAAACACAGAGTTCAATAATGCTGTCTCTATCCTAACTCAGTATGGATTAATTGACAAAAACTTCTGTCTGACTATCTTTGGTAAAGATGTTTTAAGGTCGAATAAAAAAGAAAATAAAATTTATGTTGATAAAGAATATGAAAACTACTATCCTTCTAGTTACTTGGGGATCCTTCGTGAAATTTAGTGTTAGCCTGACTAACTTCAGCAGAGTATGGATTCCATTACTCGATGGGAATGTTTACTATTGCGAACGGATGAAGCAAAAGCTTTGTTCACGCGTAGCCTTCGTTCCAAATCTTTTGCTTCACCCTCACTTCGTGAGGTTAAGTAAATGAATCGTTGGGTCCCCAATACCTATCATAGAAATGGCCTCATTCAGGGTTATGATAAAACATATCTTAAAAATTTAGTTAAAACTGGCAATATTATTAGTGGTACACACCATCCAGTAATTTTCACTTTGGGGCATTTGTCAAAATGTACAAATACTCAATATGGTGATTTGCATAGCTTTGTTTCGAGAAAAGATTATCTATCGGAAATAGAACCGCATTATCGTACTTTTAATATTAAAAAAAGAACTGGCGGTTATAGAAATATTCATGTTCCTCACCCAGTACTCAAAATAGTGCAGTCTTGGATTGCAAGAAATATTCTTAGGCAAGTCGATGTACATGACTGCGCTAAAGCTTATAAGATTGGGGAATCTATTTATGATAATGCGCTTCCGCATTGTGGTGCTCAGTGGTTATTGAAATTAGATATCAAAGACTTTTTCTCTAATATTTCTGAAAGGCAAGTATATTATGTTTTCAGGAAAATGAATTACCCCGCCTTGCTTTCTCTTGAAATGGCCAAGTTATGCACTAAAGTTGATGGTTTGAGAGCAGAGAAAAGATGGAGTAATACAGAAAAAAATTATGCTGTTAAAGAATATCTATTCGATAAGGTCGGGAGTTTGCCACAGGGAGCACCAACGAGTCCTGCATTATCAAACATTGTTTTTAAAGAACTTGATGAATTGCTTTTTATGCTTTCATTAAATTATGAGGCTTGCTATACAAGATATGCCGATGATTTAACTTTTTCTTTCCACTCTTCATCAAGGGCTGAAATCATAGCGTTTAAAAGATTAGTTTCGAAAGAATTATTAAAGTTTGGATTCAACATTAACCCTAAAAAGACTCGAATAGTTCCTCCAGGGGCAAGGAAAGTTGTCACTGGTTTAATTGTTAATACTCAGAAGCCTAGCATTCCAAAGGAAATTAGAGATAAGGTAAAAGCTGACCTGTATTATTGTGAGAAATATGGTGTCATTAATCATTGCGTGAAAAATAATTATAAGTCTATTATTGGATTCTCAAATCACATTAGCGGAATGATTTCTTTCATATACTCGATTGACCCCGTTCAAGGAGGTAAATTTAAGAATGTTTATGATAAGTTAAAGTTACCTATTTTTGTCTTGTGAGTGGCCGTAATTATGTTTTTAGTTGATTATTTTTTAATTTTTTATTTTACTTAATGGGTTAAGTAACCTAGCCTCGACTAGATGATCAGGAGCAAAGTGTGCATACCGCATCGTCACCTTAATATCCGTGTGACCTAATATGCGTTGAAGCACCAAGATATTACCTCCGTTCATCATGAAATGAGACGCGAAGGTATGGCGTAAACATGAGTAAGCTGGCCAGCAGGTGTTTCGATACCGGCGCGTTGCATGGCCTTTCTGAAGGCTGAATAGCATGGTTTAAAAAGCACCTGCGCTTTCCTGCTGGATGGCAGTTCAGCCTGTAATTTTTCAGTTATCGGCACCGCGCGATTTTTCTTGCCTTTAGTTTTCACATAGATGATCTGACCGGCGCGGATTTGGTTGCCCTTCATGCCTTCGGCTTCACTCCATCGTGCACCTGTTGCCAGGCAGATTTTCACAATGGTCGCCAGATCTTTAGATCGGCTGTTCTCACACTCGGCGAGGAGGGTTCTAATTTCCTCAATAGTAAGATAGGCCATCTCCGATTCACTGATTTTAAACTCTCGCACGTTCTCTAACGGATTGGGTGCGGTCCATTCATCTAACCGGCGTAGCTCGTTAAACATCGCCCTGAAATATGCCAGCTCTAAATTAACAGTGCGCGGCGTAACCGTCTTCACTCGGCTGGAGCGGGTGATCTTCCCGCTTAAACGCTGCTCGCGATAAGACGCAAAAATTTTCGCGTTGAACTCGGTTGCGAGTGGGTTTCCCATTGCCTCGCAGGCGAACGCCATTGTGGTTCGCCGCTTTTCACCATCCGCCAAGGTAATGCCATGCGTGTTGAACCACAATTCAACCAGCTCTATTACCCGCCGCTTATCTGCTTTTTCTCCTAGCCAGGGCTTATCTTGAGCCTGCTCTTTTACGAACTTCTCAAAAGATTGCGCTTCGCCTTTAGTGGCGAACTGGCGGCGAATCCTTTTGCCATCGCGGCCGTTTGGGAAAACTTGTGCCTGCCATTTCCCGTTGGGTAATTTACTGATCGCCATGCTGTGCCTTTATAGATACTCAGTGCGGGCAACGACTTTGCCCAATACCTTTATGTCGTCTGCTTTGCATTCGAATGAGGCTTTTCCGTTCTCAACGCGAATACGTCCTCCAGGAAAACGAAATAGCTCCTTAACGCTGATGAGCTTATCGATCTCGATGAGCCACAGACCATCTGTGATCTCTGCGACGGTCATATCAACCAAGTAGTTCTGCTTCTCAAAATGGACTAACAACGGGGCTTTAATATCACTGGGCAAGAGTTGCGCATCATATTCAACCCAATCAGATGATGAAAATTTCCCATTTGTGATTTTTTTGAGTTGGATTTTGGTTGATGAAGCATCTTGGTTTGTGATGTTTGAATCCCCGCGGCCATATGTCAGCCACTCTAACGAAGTACCGGTTTCCATAGAGCAAATCAGAACCCAGTCAGCAGGAAAGTTCCCACGCATTATGCGGTTAGCCATAGTACTTTGAGACACATTCAAATGGCGGCAAAGTGCTTGTCGCGATGAAAAACCATATGCTTGAACGATACGCTCAATGGGATCTTTGCCACCCACGGGTAAAGTTGGTGCTTTACGACTCGTAAAATCTTTCGTTGAACTTTCCAATTTGTGATCCTAATATTCACTTGTCGTATCAAGACGTGTTTAATAGTGATGAATAGAGTTGGCTAAAACTCAACAGAGGATAGTGCATCATGACCCGTAAACTTTCAATGCGTCCTTCAATCAATCTCGTAATTTCGGAACCTTACATAACTGTCGAAGAGTTCTGCCGCCGCACTGGTTACAAGGAGGGCACCGTGCGCCAGATGTACCGCGAGAACCGTTTGCCCATCAGGAAGAAAGAGGGCGTTAACGCTCTCATCGAAATCAACATGGTTGCATTGACGATTGAAGCTGCCGCTGGCTGTGAAATCACAATGCAGGCTTGATGCATCCATATTGGGATAGCAGAAGGGATTTATCATGTTTGATTTTCGAGTCTCCACACATAGCCATTTTGATGATGCGTGCCGGGCGTTTGCACTGAAGCACAACATCATTCAGCTGGCTAACAAAGCCGGGCTGAATCCTCAGACCATCCGTAACAAACTCAATCCGGAACAGGTTCACCAGTTAACCGTTCGTGAAATGCTGCTACTGACCGATCTGACCGAAGACGCAACGCTGATTGACGGCGCGCTGGCGCAGCTGCATTGCCTGCCATGTGTACCTGTTAACGAAATGGCGCAGGAAAATCTACCTGCTTATGTACTTAAAGCCACTGCCGAAGTAGGGCAGCTAGCTGCGGGCGTAGTGAGCCAGGAGCAATTAACAGCATCCTGCCGCCGTGGTCTGGTTCAGAACGTACACGCAGGGATTCGCTGTCTGACTCTGGCAGCACTGGCGGTTCAGGCACGAGTGCATTCTAACCCTGCGCTTTCGGGTACTGCTGATGTGTTAAGTGGTATCGGTGCATCAATCGGGATGGTGTGAGGTAGTTATGATCAAAGTATTGACCTACCAATTTAATTTTCAGGGTAAGCGCGCAGAGGTTAAAGATTCGGATGTTGCGTTGTGCTTTCCATCCATTTCAGGTGATGGCAGTTATTTCTTTACTCTAAAAGATGGTACGAGGTTTCGTGGTGAAGAAGTCAAAGAAGTGATACGTAATAAAGTATCACTTCTTACATATATTTAATTGTTGTACCTGTTAACCCATTTTTCAATAGCGCTCATGAAAATGTGCTGGTTATCAGAGCCGGGCGGAAGTTTGTTTAACTCACTGCGAACGGCAGAGTAGAAAAGAGAGTGATCATGTTTTTTATTAGTGAAGTAAGCGTTAAGGATTCCTGAAATAACCATATTTTGAATTTTAACTTCGGAGCGGAGTTGCTGAAGATCTTTCTCCAGGAGTTCGAAGCGTTCTATTTCTTTTTCATTCAGCATTTGCGCCTCATGTCGTAACAGATAATGGAGTGAGGATTATGCAGGTTTTTGTAAGATTTTTGAAACAACAGTCACCACAGCAGTTACAAGATTTAGGGCATGGCTGGATTGAAACTAAAACGGGCCAGCGCTGGCATCCGGCAATATCACAAGCCGAATTGCTGGCAGGATTAACCGGTAAGAGGAAAAAATCATGGGTTACAAGGCTGAGAGTATCACTGTTCAGATGAACGCAGGGCAACGTGCCAGTGCGCTTAATCATATCTCAGCACTTCGCACAATGATGTACGGCAATTGCAGTCATGAACTCAAACGCTTTATCGAAGACATGCGTAACAAGCGCGATCATCAGGCTGAACAGAATCGCCGTGCACTGAGCGCAATTTTCTTCCTGGCAAATATCAGCAAAGAACGTCACGGCGTTGATTTCAGTGAACTGACGAGTGACGAAAAAGCGGCGCTGATTAGCGCAATGAATCACTTAAAAGCAGTCGCGAGTTTATTTCCAAAGAATCTGACGTTACCTAATTAATTAACCCAACGAAATTAAATGGCGTAAACCCGCCGGGCATTTTTTTGCCCGAATTCAGGAGAAAGAGAAATGCGAAATATCCAGATCCGTAATTTTAAAGCCGATGAGGACGCGCTGGCCGCTCTGCTGAGCAAGGCAAAAGCTGAGCAGCGTAGTGATGATGCGCTGTCCGTTTCTATCCGCCTGGCTGCACTGGCTATTCATGTCCGCCAGCAGGAAATGTCCGCAGCAGAAATTATCGAACTACTGGACAAAGAGGCTGAGCGCTTTGAGAACCAGGCACAGGAGATGCACTGATGGCCGACTCAATGGATCTGGTACAGCAGCGCGTGCAGGAAGAGCTGGCACGCAATCTGACTAACGCTACTCATCGTCCTGCTGGGGCGAGCGAATTTTTCTGCCTCACGTGCGGTGAAGAAATCCCTGAGCAGCGCCGCCGTGCACTGCCGGGCGTTTCCCTCTGCGTGACCTGCAAACAGATCAGTGAGCTGAAAAGCGTGCACTATAAAGGGGCGGCGTTATGAGCACCATCCTGAAGTGGGCGGGCAGTAAGTCCGGCCTTGCTGCCGAAGAAGGCAAGTGCGCAATGAAGATCATTCTCGTCCCGCATATTGAGCATGTGGCTTCACTGTGACCGATATTGCCGTAAACGCCGTTGAGTTTAATGGTGACTATCACGCTGCTCTGAAAATGCAGCGTGAGAATTATGGCGTCAGAACGCCACGTAACATGACCCTGGCTGAGCTGAAGCTGTGGAACGCTAACCCCGACGACCACAACTGGCGCAGCCAATACCTGCATGACATGCCAGACTACCTGGCCGGGTACTTCGCTGACCGTTATCAAAAAATCCTTTCAGGAAAACATGGCCGTCGGCGGGCCAATGCGTTTCTGCGCCAGACTATTGGCCAGAGCGTATTGCCGCGCCTGCAGCTTGTACGCAGCCGCTACCGGCTGAACGATGCTGCGCAGTTTGAGCTGCCTTTTATCAAACAGCTTGATCGCCTTCCGACGCTGGACCGCCAGGACATTCGCGATCTGGCTTATAAGATGGCCTCCTTCCTGTCACAAAGTCTGGCTGAGTTCGTTGATAAGGTCTCCATGCCACATGAGGCGGACGAACTGACCGTGACACTCACCGGATACCGTTACATCGCTGAACTGGCTGCGCTGACAGGAACGCAGCCACCTTACTGGGCAGAGTTCTGTTCAGCTAAAGGTGAGTTGCCTCTGCGCAAAGCCCAGTCTGGTCTGCTTCGCATGATGGCTCCTGAATGGTGGCGTGGCCGCCTGAAGCAGATGCGAGATTTACAGCGTGAACACATGGCTATCGCGGTTGGGCAGGTACAGAAAGCCGCATCACCTTACGTTTCCCGCAGCACGCTGGCCGAATGGATAGAGCAGAAAAAACGTAACCGTGAATTCTTCAAACGCTTTGATCTCATCAATCAGGACGGAGACCGTATTGCGCTGGATGAAATGGTCAACCGCAGCGTGTCCAATCCGGCAATACGCCGCCGCGAATTGATGACCCGAATGCGTGGGTTTGAGGATGTCGCCAATGAAACAGGGTGCGTAGGTGAGTTTTATACAATCACAGCACCATCACGTTATCACGCAGTTTACAGCCAGGGCGGCTTTGTTTCTCAGTGGAACGGTTCAAGCCCACGTGACACCCAGCGTTATCTCTGCCGTGTATGGGCGAGGATCCGCGCGGCACTGTCACGCGAAGCTATTCATGTCTTTGGCTTTCGCGTTGTTGAACCTCACCACGACGGCACGCCGCACTGGCACATGCTGCTGTTTATGCGCCCTGAAAACGTCCAGCGGGTTCAGCAAATCATGCGTGATCAGGCTTATAAAGAGGATTCCGGGGAGTTGACCACACCGCAGGCAATGAAAGCACGATTTCATGCTGAGCCGATCGACCCTGAGAAGGGCAGTGCGACAGGCTATATCGCCAAATATATTTCAAAAAACATCGACGGTTACGCGATGGAAGGCGAGAAAGATGATGAAACCGGCGCAAATATGCGCGACATGGCTAAGGCTGTTTCGGCATGGGCTTCACGCTGGCGTATTCGTCAGTTTCAGCAGATAGGCGGCGCACCTGTAACTGTCTGGCGTGAGCTGCGCCGTATGGGGGATGCACGTCTGCCAGATAAGCAGATGGATGCGGTGCTGGCGTCAGCTTCTGTTGCCAGTTGTTGGGCGTCCTATACGATGGCGCAGGGCGGGCCATTAGTAGCGCGTGAGGATTTAGTGATCCGCCTTTGCTACGAACTTACCGAAATGGGCAATGAGTACGGCGAAGATGTTCAGCGGGTGCAGGGTATCTATTCGCCAATGGTGCCGGATTCAGAAGTCATGACGCGCCAGGTCAAATGGGAAAGGGTCACTAAATTGGCCGAAGTGCCAGCGGAGGCTGGTTTTCCTGGCGGCATCGCCGCCCCTTGGAGTTCTGTCAATAACTGTACGGGGCCAGAGCGCCGACGGTTAGAGCTGGAACTAAAAGCCAGGGGATTTAACGGTGATGAATATGAAATTGGGCTGTTGTTTAAGGGCTGTAGCCTCAATGCAGGGGGCAAAATGAGGCTTTTCTACGGGAAAGGCAGATTGCAGGAAGAACCATTCTGATCGGGCAAGGTTAGGATCAATCCCATTGATACATAAAAAATGGTTTCAATTCCGATTGGATTTTCTATACTGTATGCATAAACAGTAGTTGTAAGCAGAGGAGGGAACATGCAGGACTATCTTTTGGAGTCGGTGAAGCTTCAGCGTATTGATTTCTTTTTAAAACTTGTTGCTGTCAGCGATTGTAGTGAGCAAGAAAAACGTATGGCAATTGAGTGGGTTTCCGAACTCACAGATGAGTTAATGGCTCGTCTACGCAATCATGAATACAGCCTTTCAATGAATCAGGCTGAGTGATGAAAGGCCTAACAGAACTACGAGCCGTGAGTGCATGACTATGCTGCATGAAATCGCATGATCCCAAAAGGATCTCTGATGCTCAGGCCCGCCAGTATTGGCGGGCTTTTGTTTATGTCATGCAGGTGCATGAAAACCGCTGCATAAAGCGGGCAGGCGTGGCGGGGCTACGAGCGCGCGCTGAAGGTTGCTCCATATACTATTCTCAGTTCAATACCTTAGCTTTATCATTAAGCCAGACCAAAACAGCTCAGGAGCAGGCATGTCAATAAAATCAATAAAATCTCAAATTGATTACTTTCTAGCGCAATCAAATTCATCCGTAATGGCTATCAAAGGGGATTGGGGGATTGGAAAAACATTCAGCTGGAATAAATATTTAGTTGAAGCTCGTAAAGAAGATAGGATTTCAGGCATAAAATATTCATATGTATCTCTGTTCGGTATTAAGTCAATAGAGCAACTAAAAGAGGCTATTTTTTCAAATGCTGTTTCTAATCATCATGCAGGGGAGCAGCCAAATTTACAGACTTTTCAAAACAATGCTAAAAATTTAGTAGAAAGCTTCAGCAAAAACTCTTGGAAATTCATGAGAGATCTTCCCTATTTAAATTATGCGAAGCCAGCAGTAGATGCATGGTCATTTATGTCGATCTCTAATTATATTATTTGCATCGATGACTTGGAAAGAAAAGGAAATGCTCTTGAAATCAAGGAGGTGTTAGGATTGGTGTCATTGTTGAAAGAGCAGAAGAGCTGTAAGGTTGTCCTTTTATTAAATGATGGCACTAGTGAAGTGGAGGACTATAAAAAATATAAAGAGAAAGTTATAGATCTAGAGTTGCATTTTTCTCCTTCTGCACAAGAAAGTGCTGAAATAGCATACGACAATTCCAAGCATTACCATGAAAGGCTTGCCACATATACTATTAAGCTTGGAATCAACAATATAAGAATATTAAAAAAAATAGAAGCGACTGTGGATTTTCTCTGGCCTAGGCTCCATAAGTGTGAAGATGATTTAAAGAAGCAGTTACTTCACACTGCTGCCTTAATGGTTTGGTCCTATTTAAATCCTAATTCTGGTGCTAATGTTCCACGCTTTGAATTTATCGAGTCCATGTCAAATATCCATTCAATTGGAGGGAAGGATGCTTCAGATGAAGAGCGAGCATGGAAAGAAATTCTTCTAAGCTATAATTATACCATGAATGATGAATTTGATATCTTCATTGCAAAATTAATTAAATATGGCTACTTTGATGTTGAGTATGTCACCTCCGTTATAGAATCTGCTAATAATAATGTCATACAAGCAAGAAAAGCAAACAGCATGAGGAATGCTTGGGATATTTTCCATAATAGTTTCAAGCATAATGATGCCGAAGTAATTGAAGCTTTCATTCAAGCTGTTAAAGATACTGTTAATACTGTCACTGTAAATCAGCTTGATAATATAATAGGAGTCATGAGGGATTTGGGTGATTCTGATAAAGCCTCTGAACTCATAGACTTCTACATTGAAAAAAGAAGAGGTGAGCCAGGTATTTTCAATTTACATAGCTTTGAAATATTTAATCCAATCAAAGATAAAGAAATCATTGATAGATTTAATAATTTACATCAACAATGCAACGACAGTAGGGATTTTAAAGAGGTTCTGGCTCATCTTAATGACGGTAACGGATGGAATCCTGAAGATTTAGATGTTCTTGATAAACTAACTGAAGATGAATACTATAGTTTCTTTAAAAGCTTAGATGGGCCCGAACTTACATCAACTATTGCAACAACCCTAAAGTTTGCTCGGCTTAGTAATGCGGATGTCCAGATGAAATCCATTACTGATAAAGTTAAAAGTGCTTTACACAAGATTGCTGAGGAAAGCACTTTAAATAAACTAAGGATGTCTAAATTTAATCTCTAATTTTTTACTACAAGTAGCGCCTAATCGCGCTACTGTTTTAATCCAGAGTGTATTCATTAAAGCGGATCACATCTTCCCCCAACCAATTGTTTAACTCTTCGAAACGCTTCTGCAGCGGCATCAGTTCATTACGCACAAACACCTTGCTGGCCTTTTCCACGTCACCAAACCCCCCCACATTACTCGGCATAATCCCCATCAGCTGCGGCGGAACGCGATGCACGGCCAGCATGTCGTCGCGACTCACGTTTTTGATGTTCAGAAATTCATCCTTTGCCGCCACCTCTGACAGCGGGATGATCTGGATGCCGTCCTTTTTCCCGTTCGGGCTGTACATAAACAGGTTGCGGAAGTTGCCAGGGCCTTTCGCGCTTTTCATCGCCCCACGGATATTGTCCACATCCTGCTGACTCTGTGCCGGGTCGGTCATGTACATGATGAAACCCGCATGGCTGCCGTTGAGGTAATACTTGCGGCGGAACAGCGTAGCCGACTCGTTCAGCAGCGCCGACGGGATGGCAGACAGGTAACCCGGCAGGCCGTAAATCTCCTGATTAATGTCCGGTTCCATCAGGTGAAACACGCTGCCCTTCGCAAACTCATACGGCTCCGTGTTAATGCCATAGTGCGCATACCAGTACGTGTCCAGGTCAAGGCCGCGCCGGGTGAACTTCGCCAGCGACGGCTCCAGCTTCAATACGTTACCGAGGCGGCTGGTCCGCTTCTCCAGATAGGCATTGCCGAAAATCAGGTAATCCAGCGCAAAGCGGCTGAATGCCTGCTGACTCAGCAATGGATGTGGAATAAACGTACTCGCCAGAATGTTGCACTTCACGCTGATGGGTGAGCTGTGATGCACGGCGGCACGGAACGTGCGCGCCAGCCCGTCAACGCTCACGGGCGTTTCATACCAGCGATCATTGATTACGCACTCCACATAGTCCAGCAGTTCGCGGCGGTCCAGCACCGGGATAGGGTCGCCAAAGGTAAACGCCTCCGACGCTGCCCCGCTGGTCATGTGGTCCGATTGCTGCACGGGCTGCGTGCGGGTGCGGTTCCTGCGTTTGCTCATTAATAAATCTCCACAATGTTCTGCGTGTGTGCCGCCTGTCCCTGTAGCGGCTCGTTTGCCAGCGCGTGCATGGTCGCCCAGGCTAAATCGCCATGGCTGACTTCTTCGCTGCGGCTGGTTTCATAGGTCGGACGGTTGCCGCTGGCCGTGGTGGCCTTGCGGATAGACATGAATGACTGCGCGATGTCGAGGTGGCTGGCGTCAAACTCCAGCCGCCCGCTGGCGATGGTGTCGTAAGCCTTCAGCACCAGGGCGTTCTTCACGTTCGGGTTATAAACAAACTCCTTCACCTGCGGGAAGAAGGCTTTGACGTTCTCGTATACACCCAGCCCGACGCCGGTGGAGTCGATGCCGATATAGGTCACGTTATACTGCTGCGTCAGCGTCCTGATGGCGTCAGCCTGTGTCCGGAAGTCCATTCCGCGCCACTGATGTCGCTCAAGGATGCGGAACTTACCGCCCGGCACGGCAGGCGGTGCAATGACCACACACCCGGCGCTGTCGCCGTTCTGCGTTCCCTTCGCCGGGTCGTAACCGATCCAGACCTCTTTCCAGCCGAACGGGCGCAGCGCCAGCGCCTCAAAGTCGGTCCAGACTTCCCAGCTGTCCACCATGCACTTCTGCAGCATGGCCAACTGGAACACCGACGCCAGATCGTCCATAAAGACGCACATCAGCAGGTTCTGGTAATCCTCCGGGCTGTAGCGAGTGCGCAGCTGCTCCAGGTCAAACAGGTCACAGCCGCTGCGCACCGCATCTTCAACGGTGACGATCTGGCGAAACTGGCCGTCTTCGCAGAGGCGACCGGCGGCCAGTGACTGATGGCTGAGGTCGATATCAACCCTGTCCGCTTTGGCCCGGCCCTTGTTGAATTGCGAACCGGACCAGAACGGATAGGCGCTGTGCGTCAGGCTGGACGGTGTGGAAAAGTAGGTTTCGCGCCACCTCTTGTGCAGCGCCATGCCGGACGCCACTTTCTGCAGTTCCTGAAACTTGGGGATCCAGAAATATTCATCCAGGTACAGATTGCCGTGGTAGCTCTGCGCGGTGCGGGCGTTGGTGCCTAAGAAGTACAGGCACGCGCCGTTGCTAAGCGTCATCGGGTCGCCCTTCAGGTCTACGTCCACCTCGCGGGCAAACTCAATAATGTACTGCTTGAATACGTGCGCCTGCGCCTTACTGGCTGACAGGAAAATCTGATTGCGCCCGGTGGTCAGCGCATCGATCAGCGCCTCGCGGGCAAAAAAGAAGGTCGCACCAATCTGGCGCGACTTCAGCAGATTGCGTACCGAATATTTATTACCGGCTTCCCACCACTGGCGCTGATAGCCGAACATCGAGCCGTGGAAAACCTCCTGCAGCTTCTCAATCTGTTCGTCGCTGAAAAGGTTCTTTTCCGGTGGCTTACGCGGGCCTTTGTTCCGGTTCTCCACGTTCGGGTTCAGGTCCGCTTCATTGCCGCCGTTGCTGAATTTACCGATCCGGGCGTGGCGCTCGGACTGGCGCGCCAGCAGGTCGATTTCCTTAAAGTCCTTCCCTTCCTTCTGCTCTTTCATGATGAGCTGGCAGTAGCGTGCGGCGGTGGTCAGCTGCATCTGATCCAGCGGGCCATAGTCGCCCCACTTATCGCGCTTTTTCCAGCTGTGAACGGTTGCAGGTTTCTCTCCCAGCATTTCAGCAATGCGGGCGATGCGGTATCCCTGAAAGTACAGCAGTAAAGCCTG